GTGGATCGCTGTTGGTTGGCACGATGTCCACCGCCAAGCCGCCGATCGTGGTGTCGGCCATGATCAGCGCGTGGGCTGAGACGATGATCGGATCCGCAAGGCTGTCTGGTGTTGCGCCGCGGGTGTGAACGATCACCTCAATGTCGAGCGTGTGGTGCAGCTTGCAGGTGCTGTGGCGCACGGTACGGCCAGGGCCCGGCTGAATGACTAGCACCGGCGCTTCGCTGCGACCGAAGGCCTCAGCTCGTGAGCGGTAGACAGCCCTCACGCCACTGGTGGCGGCCAGCGTGCTGGTCAAGGACTGCAGGATCTGCTCGCGGATGCTGGCCATCAGGCGCGAACCTCAACAGCAACAACGCGGCCACGCTTCAGGGTGATGTCAGTGGTGTTGCTGTGATTGGCGATCAGCAGCGATACCTCGTCACCGTCATCAAGCTCAACCATCCAGCTGGTCACCAGCTTGGCCTCCTGCGCACCGCTGCCGGTAAAGGCTCGGCATTCGCTGTTGTCGATCGCTATGCCGTTCTTGGCCAGCTTGACGCCCAGCGTGCTGTTGTTGCCGTCTGTGGCGTCGATGCTGCCGTAGATGCGGAAGAGCTTTGTTCCACCGCTGTCGTTCTTCAGTCCAAAGGCGTCCGTGGTGCCCAGGACCATGCCATAGACCGTATCGCTGTCCAGCGTTGCCGTCAGGCCTGTGGTGACGTAAGTGCCTTGTGTGGTGATGTCGATCGTGCCATCAGTCATCTTCGAGCACTGGCCACGGATGGCCACTCCGTCGATGTAGTAGCTCAGACCAGACCATGCTGTCGTGCCATCGCCGATCTTGTAGCGGCGGGTGTCGGTCTCTACGCCGATCTCGCCTTGCAGCAAGACAGGGTTGGCCGATGTCCAATCAGCAGCCGTGTCGTTGCGCAGCTTGAAACGGGTGTAGGTGGTCATGCGCCGCCGCTATCGAGCACGTTGCCTTCAATGTAGGTGGTGTCAGCAGCGCCACCATCCATCACCACTGTGCTGATAGTGCCAACGCTGTCGCCATCGAGCACCGTGTCGTTTGATGTGTTTTGCTCTGGGGTCACGGTGCGTTGCAGGGTCAGGCTGCAGAAGGCACCATCATCCAGCAGCATTGGCGGCCCAATCAACGTATATGGATAGCCATCGACGTTGATGCCAGCACCGTGCATCAGATCACCGAACAGATCAGTTCGGCAAATCAGGCTGTAATCCGTGCTGACCACCATGCCGCCAGCGATGGTCTCGCTTGGCATATCCAAGATGCCATTGCCTGACACGTTGCCAGCGACGACAGGCACCGCCATCTCAGCAGTGTCCAGGAACAGATTGAGATCTTCGGTGAAAGCCATGAATCCAGATTAGGCATGAAAAAAACCCCCACCATCTGGCAGGGGCTCATCAACCGTCTGCAGATCAACCGTACTTCTTCAGGCCGAAACCGAAGCAAGTTACAGCGCTGGAAGCGGTACCAGTTTCAGCAGTGCAGCTGAGGCGGATATAACGCTTCAGGTCATTGCTGTTGAGGGTGATCACCTGCTTTGCAGCAGCGTTGCCGATGGCGGTGAAGGTGCCGCCAGTGGCTGCGGTGAAGGTGCTGTTGTCAGCTGACTCTTCAATGCGGAAGGTCAGGTCGGCATCAGCGCCGGCAGCAGTGCCGGAGAGGATGATCTGAACATCGCCTTCATAGCCGGCCAGATCCACACCAGTTTGATCACCAGTGCCGGTGATGGTGGTAGTGGCCAGAAGGGTGAAGTGCTGGAGCTTGTCCAGCGTGAGCTCATGCAGTGCCATTGGATTTGGTGCGACGTGTGCGTGGTTTGCGCTGGGTAGGCTCTGGATCCTGCGCCACTGGTTCCACCACTGGGGTGGCCCGTTCTGGTGCCTGCTTTGCCTTGCCGCTGCCGAGCAGCAGCCTGGCATCGCGGCCATCTACCTCCACCACGTCACCGACCCTTGCGGGCCGGCCGGCGATGGAGGTCTGGCGCAGGATCTCAAGCCTCATGATCACAGGGTGTTGTTGCCGCGGCAGAAGGCCTCGGGATGACGCACAGCCACGTCAACATCCTGCAGAGCGGTGACGCGCACGCTGCCGCTCTTGTCCAGGGCGTAGGGGTTTACCTGGATATCCAAGGCGCCCCACATGCCCATGATCATCTGATTCCAGACGCCGAAGAACACATCGCCGCTGGCCACTTGGTTGGACCGAACCACGTTGTAGCCGTTCACAGTGCCGCCGGGCTCAAGGATGAACTGAGCAGTGTTGCTGGCCTTTTCAGTGGTCTTGAAGCCACCGTAGATGGTGGAGTTGGTCACGTAGGACATGGCGCCGATGTCGGCGTTATCTGCGGCCACCTTGGTCTCCATGCTGACGATCTCCGCATAGGTGGGAGCATCAGCGGCAAAGTCCTCGGTGTTGATGCCGGTGACGAACTTGAGGCCCTCAGGCTGGCTGCTGGAGCCGGTGCCATAGAGAGCAGCGCGATCGATCTCCAATGCAATCACGGTGGCCAGCTCGGTGCGGACCATCTGCTCAACGTCGATGCTGGATTGCAGCATCAGGCGACGGCTGAACTCGGTGTAGGCGCCAAGGGTCTTGGCCACCAAGCTCACCTGATCCACAGTGGGCTGGGATTCGGTGGGATCGCCACCTTCAGCCACCCAGTAGGCAGTGGCAGCGCCGGTTTGGCGGGGGATTGCCACAGGGCCCTGCAGGCCGGTCAGCATCGTGACGCCAAGGGTGTTGAGCGCCAGGCGATTGCGCAGCAGCTCAATGAAGCTGCCGGGACGTGCGTCGGTGAAGACAAGATCGCCAGCGCCGGAAGCGACGCCAACGGTCAGATCGCGCTGCAGCACGTCATTGGGAGCCAGGATGCCGCGAGGGGTGATGCCCATGCGCTGAGCAGTGGCCTCGGAGACTTCACGCTCGAAGGCAGCAGCTTCAAAAGCAGCACGATCGCCGGGCATCATCTGCGCACGGATGGCGCGAACGAAGCTGAACGAACGAGCTTCTTTATCGGTCAGGCCGATATCAGCAGAACCGCCAGAAGCGATCGGCTGAGCGGAGCGTGCAGGAGCAGCAGGAGTAGCGGGCTGTGCAGCAGGGCGCTTAGCGATCTCGGAGAGCACCGAGCGCATAGCGTCAGCTTCAGAAGCACCGGACTCGATCAGGCCCTGGGCCAGATCGTCTGCCTTGTGCTCACGGCAGAGAGAAGTGATGGAGGCAACGCGGGAGCGCTCATCGGCCGCAGCCTGAGCCCGCACGGCCTCCATGTCGATGGTGGAGGGATCCATGGTCGTTGTGATGTTGTGGGTCAAGGGTGCGACCGGGGCCGCGGCAGCATCAGGCGGGCTGGTGCTGCTGATGTGGCCGGCCTTGCGGCCTTGGCCAACGGTGTGATCAGCAGGAATGCTGACAGCCGAGACTTCCATCGGCGTAAACCGAGTCACGACGGCAAAGCCATCACGACTTGTGGTGTCGAGAGGCTCGTCGATGGAATACATGAAGGAGACGTTACGGATGGTGCCGCTCTCCCAATCTTGCCGGCGCTTGTATTCTTCGCTGCCTTCGGTTCTGGTGTTGGGGCTCCAGCGTGTACGAACACGGCCGCGCCGATCGTCGCCCATCCATGCCCGTTCTACAACACCTAGTACCACTTCGGGGTTGTGATTCCAAAGCCATGGCGCAGCGCCACTATTAAGGCGCTCCATGTTCATGGCGCTGGCATCATGGCTCAGCACCTCCATCCCGAAGTAGCGCTCAACAGGCTGCTCAGAACTGAATGTAAACTCGACAACATCAGGATCTTCAGCAGCACGCGCAACCTCAGCCACCACCGCGGAACGGTAGAGAGGCTGTTGATTGAGCTCGCGCACGTCCATTCCCTGATCCTCTGATCTTGGACTCATGCTATCTGTTGCAGGCTCAAACAATATGGGCGTGAAGTCGTGATCAGCCAGCCACTTTTTTGATTCGGCCACGGTGTAGCGGGCGGCATCAAAGCGAATGGCCTGGATCTCGATCGGTTCACCGGCTGTGATGCCATAGATAAAATCAATACCGGGCCCGCCTTCATTTTTGACGCGACTGAACTCATCAAAGCGATCGGGATCAGCGAGTCGTGCAGCGTGTTCGTTTGGGTAGGGGCGGAATTCGATATTGGCCATCAGGCTGCAAGCTCTGGTTCAGTCTGCACCAAATCAGGCGTGGCATCAGCTGCGCCGCCCTGCTGATCGTCGGCTGGATTGGTTTCAAACTGCAAGCCAAGCTGCTCAGCGCGATCAACCTCAGCTGCCCGGGCCACAAGCAGATCCTCGATGTCGCCACCACCTTCGGCCACCACCTCGGCTTGGGTCTTGAAGCCGGAGCGAACGGCTTTGGTGTAGGCATCGACTTCCTTCTGTGGATCTACCCATGCCCATCCACGGGGATACCAGCGCACCGACTCATAGCGCTCGGGTTGGCTGTCGTAGCCGGGCAGACTGAGCTGGCCAATGCCGGTGGCCGCGGCCAGCCAGCGATCAAAGACGGGCTGCAGCAGGTGCTCAATCATGTAGTCCTGCAGCATCCGCCAGTGCTCGCGGTCCTCAAGCAGGCTGAGCCGGCTGCTGCTGTAGTTGGACTGGCTGAAATCGCGGCTGATGGTCTCGAAGCTGCAGCCGATGGCAGCCGCCACACCACGGAGCATGGCGCGTAGGAATGGCTCGAACTGGCCGTCTGGCGCATCCAGCTGCGGCACTGTGACGGTTTCGCCAGGGGCCAAGTACTTGAACACGCCAGGCTCGAAGCGCGTCACCTGATCGCCGTCTTCCACATCGTCGCCATGAAGCTCACCTTCTGGCGATTGGATGAAGCCCATCAGCGAGCTGTTGGCGCGGGCACGCACCACCTCGGCCTCTTCATAGCCGGAGAGATGGTGTAGGCGCTTGACAGCGCTGGCAGCCCAAGGCACACCACGGGACTGGCCGGGCCGCTCAGTGATGAAAAGGTGAATGATCTGATCGGCTGGCACTTCGGTCACCCTGAAGCCCACACCGTTGACCAGATCACCGGGGTGACGATCTCGGAAGGCGTAGGCAATCGGCCGCCCCCAGCGGTTGACCTTGACGCCCATGCGCCATTCGTTGCCCTGCGCATCAGGGCCGCCGCTCTTGCCCTCGTCGCAATAGTCGGCCTCGATCACCTCAAGCGCCAGGGGCACCCTGCTGCGGCCGAAAGGCTCATCGACGATGCGGATGAACACCTCGCCGGATTCGGCCATTGCCTCGATGGCAACGCGCAGGATCTCGGGCAGGCTGAGCTTGCCTGCGACGTGGCAGCGATCAGCGTGGCTCCAGCTTGACCAGGCCGTTTCGATCTGACGGTTGAGGGGTTCGTTGAGCCGGCCACCGCGGGCCATCATCACGCGCGACTGCATCCTGATGCCGCGGCCAATGACGTTGGCGCCAATCGCGCGGACTGCCTGGCGGACGTAGGGGGAATCACGGCGCAGCTGGCGTGAGCGATCGCGCAGCTTGACCAGGCTGCCATCGATCTCGGCATCGGCGCTGGTGGCGCTGGTCACCCAGCCATGGGTCAGGCGGTTGACGATCGCACCCTCATAGGCGCGGCGTGGTTTTCGTGTGGTGATGGCCTGCTGCTGGGGCACAGGTGCGGTCTTGCGCTTAGCCATCAGCCGAACCTCACGAACATGTTCATCGGATCACCCAGGCCCTGCGCGACTTTCTCGGCCGCACGCTCACGGGCCACGATCGCTTTCAGCTGCGCTTCGCGCTGCATCAGCTGGCCAAGGTCTTGGCTGGTGTAGCTGCGGCTGCCAATGCTGTAGGACTTGGCGCCTTTGCTAATGATCACCCGGATAGCGGCCTGCACCGCTTCCAGATCTTTCTCAGCTTGGCTGCGGCCGTCGAATGCTGTGGGGTCGCCGCTGTAGTCCAGCGATGCCAACACGGTGGTGGTGCCGCTGCCGACGATCACCACATCGCTGCCGCTGGTGATCTTGGTCTGCCAGTGCCAGGTGCCTGCGTCCCAGCTGGTGGTGGTGGCAGCCGATAGGGCTATATCCCAGCCACCATCAGATCGAGCGGAGCCGTTGACCGTGGCGCCTTCGCCTGCGGTGTTGGTGCGAAATGTGATCTGCAGCGTCCAGCTGGCGGATGTTGCTGGATCACCAGCTGGATCTGTGGCAGCCGGCTCAATCCACTGCACTGTGGATCCGGCAGTGATCTGAGCGGGAACAGTCACGGGAGCACCTCCTGATCTTCAGGGTAGCTTCACCAGCCGTTCACAAAGCTTGGGCCGGATTGTTGAGGCCTTCGGCGCCGTTGTTTGGGCTTATCGGGCGCTATTTGCTGTTGCTTGGCAGCATCCTCTAGCTGATCCCACATCGTTGCGCGGTTGTAGCGGCGTTTGACCAGCTCCAACATCGCCAGGGAATAGACGCAGAGATCGAGCGGTTCGTTGCGGGCACCACTGGGCTTTTCCCAGGTGAGCACCTGAAAGCCTTTGACGGTCTTGGGCACCAAACGCTCGCAGGTGAGGCCCTGCAGGAACTCCTCGGTCACATCGTTGCCGAAGTGGATCGAGCCTGGCCCGGTGCTGTCTTTCTTCAAACGGGCGTAGATGGTGCGCTTGAGGGTGTCGCCGCCGACCATGTAGAGCATCAGGCCCTTCTTCAGAATCCGGCCCCGCCAGTTGACATCGATCTTGCTGCCCTTGCCTAGGGCCGGTGCTGCCTTGGTGCTGCTGCCCTTGATCGCCACCACGCCCTCAGCCGCTCGGGCACGGCAGAACTCATAGGCCTCCTGGGTGAAGTGGCCGCCAGTGTCCACTGCACAGTGGCGCACGGTCATCACGCCGCCACCTTCGCGGGGCCATTGCGTCTTGCGGATGCTGTCGATCTGCTGCCACACGTCGTCGTAGGCCGGACTGCCCTCAACCTTCTGGTGCCAGATGCGCCACATCTCTTCGCCACGGCCAAATCCCCATACGGTCGTCTCTAGCCAGGTGTCCTGCACGTCTACGGCCATCAGCAGGAGCACAACACCTTCGGGGCAAGTGCCGCTGCTGTAGCCATCAGCCTGTGCCCTGGCCATCAGGCCATCGGCATTGATGGCGGCCACGGCTTCATCTTCCCAGGCTTCAGCTGCACGCTTGTTCACCCAGCCCTTCAGCAGTAGCGGGTCGATCTTGGCGCGCAGGAACTCATCACGGATCTGCCCCCAGCTGGTCCAGCCGGCAGGCGCATACCAGGCAGGCAAGTGAAAGCCTGCTGTGATGCCATCGCCCTTTGCCGTGGCTTGCCATTGGGCACCGGTGAGCATGCTGGTCTTGTGGTGCTCGCTGACGCGCTCACCGCAGGCAGGGCACTGCGCGAACACCTCACCATCAGG